TCCGAGGAGAGATTAAGAAAGTCCCTCATCGGAAAAATTCAAAGGCTAAGAAGTGAAAAAAAGTTTTCTTACATGTCCAAAATGTAAAGACAGCGTGATCAAGTCTTTCGATGGTGAAGTGAAGCTCCGCGCTAAAATTCTCAAGTGGAATGAGCACGGAATGTTTGCGATCTGTAAATCTTGCGGCGTGGATGTCCCGATTGAGGCAGAAATTTTGAAATCGATTCAAGACACATTCCGTTATGTTATTGAAAATGGTGCTTGTTAAGCGCTTGTGGTGTATGTAATACTTTAATTTGACCTACCCTAACAGAGACTCGGCTTGATGGAGTGTTGGGGCCTTAATTGGAGTCTCTGTGGATTACTTCATTGGTGAAGATAAATTTCGAGTTTTTCTGCCTGACGTTCAGTTCATCGAAAAAAGCGATGATGACAGTCACAACTCAAGGCAGATCCTCGGTATCATGAGCAGCCAGAGCCAAGATCGCCAAGGCGAGAACGTGATCGCAAAGGGTTTAAATTTTAACGACTTCATGCAGCATGGGCATTTCAACGATAACCACTCTCAAGAAACCTCAGCCGTAGTTGGCTACCCCGAAAAAATCACCTACCACGAAGACCTGTCTGAATTTAATCCCAAGCTAAGTGGAATTGAAGGGTGGACCTGCAAGGGTTACATCCTCAAAGGAACAAAGCGAGCCGATGGAATTTGGGAGCTAGCTAAAGCATTAGGTCAAACCCCTGATAGAAGGCTCGGTTTTTCTATCGAAGGCAAGGTTGAGCGACGAATAGATAAGACGATTAAGAGTGCTCGAATTCGAAATCTGGCGATCACTAATAGCCCAGTGAACACTGACGCTCAGTGGAATATTTTAGAGAAGTCTTTTTACGATAAAGATGTCGCAGAAAAGGCAATGACAGCCGGTACTGCTACAACTCCGCAAGCACAAAGTAACGGTGGAGCTTTGCGCTCAGAGTCTTTAGATTCCGATGTGAAAGAAATTCGTAAAAAGCGCGAAAAGCTTCTTGAGAGAGCGTTGATGTTTGACGATCTCGTAAAGGCAATGGATTTCGTTTTGGAAAAACGCCCCGACTTTGATGATGAAGCGGCGGCGTACTTTATAACTCATCTCTTTAAGGGGGGACGAATATGAGCGATAAAATCGGTCGAATTCCGGTCGAAAACTTGTATGACAAGCATGTTCACGATGCGCCTAATCGCACTGTTGAAGCCATGCTTACTCAGATAGATCAGTTGGTTACTCAGATGCAAGCTCTGACTGCAAAGTTGGATGCTGACACTGGTGTTACAGACACCGATTACGCGACCACGATATCTGACTCAGTTCAAAAGCTTGATCTAATTCTGTAAGAAGGGAGTCTCGATATGGGAATTAAAAAAGAAGAAATCGCGAAGGCTCTTGGAGAACTGGAAGACGCTTTGGATGTTAAAAAGGCATCCGATGGTGATCTCGACCAACCGGAAGGCTCTGATCTAAACGGGGGGCATGCGGACAATAAAATGTCTGACGCTGCCACAGAGAAGAGCAAGAAGGCCAAGAAGAGCGAAAGCGATGACGAAGAGGAGGATGAGATGGAAAAGGAAACAACGAAGTCGTTCGCTGAGGGTCTCTCTGAAGAAGTTCAGACGCAGATCGATGTGAGTGATTTTTTACGCTCTCTTGTGGATTCGACCGGCGAGGCCATTGATGGTCTTGGCGAGCGTCTCGCAAAGAGTGAGGATGCTCATATTGAGCAATATGAAGATTTGACTGAGGCAGTTGGAGGAATTCAAGAGTCTCAGGCAAAAATTGGTATCGTACTAAAAGCTATTTGTGAGCGCATCGGAGTTATCGAAGCTGCGCCTGCGAACGAGCCTAAGGCCGAAACCGATGTCGTTAAGTCTACCGAACCTGCCGAAAGGTCTTTCGAGAATGGTCTTGATGATGGTGGCGAAGAGCCGATGTTCAAATCCTTGTCTAAGAATCCTTTGATTGCTAAGTCGCAAGTGTCTTCGGCCATTTGTGATCTAGTGAGAAAAGGTGAAGCTAAGGATATGGACGTAATTAATTTTGAGACAAGTGGGCATATCGGTCCAGAAGTGCTCAATGGTCTAAAAACAATCTTAAACTAAACTGAGGGGGAGTTATGAATACAAGTTTTTTTCCTACGATTGATCCCAAGCAGTTTGAGGGCTATGGAGACGGTCCCGGCATTTCCTCTCAGCAGGCTGTCGCGGATCTCAACAAAGCTCTTACTGCGGGTTTTGCAACTGACCCAGCCGGACAGGCCGGTGGTGGTGCGTTGCGCGTGGAATCGTTAGATGCCACTTTGAAAATCGTGTCGTTCATGATGAAAAACATCATTTTCTACAACGATATTCCTAAAAGTAAGGCGTATAACACTGTCGAAGAGTATAATTTACTTTCCAAATTTGGCGGAAGAGGAGGTTTTTTCATTAACGAAGGCGGGCTCCCGCGAACTGAGGACAGCACTTACCAACGTAAAGTGCAGTTCGTTAAGTTCATGGGTACAACTCGCGAGATCAGTCATCCGATGCTTTTGGTTCGACCAGCTCACGGCAACGTGGTCGCTCTCGAAACCAAGAACGGTGTGATGTGGATGATGCAGCGAATGGAAGAGCAGCTCTTTAAGGGTGATTCTTCTATTATCTCTGAATCCTACAATGGTCTCGAAAAGCAGCTCGTTGATGGATATGCCGATCCCAGCACCGCAGGTGACGGGCGACCGGATGTTTCGACTGAGCATGAGTTTGACCTTCGAGGTCGGCCTCTAACTGAAGCTTCGTTTCAAGAAGCGTCGAGAGTGCTTTTGGATAACTACTATTATCCAACGCATTGCTACCTAAACCACACTAACCACGCTGATTTCAGCAAATCCTTCTTTTCGAAGGGCCGATATCAGATTCCGGTTGGTGGAGATCACCAGGTTGGATTCTCGGTTGATCGTGTACGCACCAACGGCGGAGTTGTTGAACTTCGACCGAACGTGTTTCTACGAGTCAATGAGACCGCTCCTGTAGCTGCCGATAACCCGGCTGCTCCGACAGCTCCGGCTGCCGTTGCAATCGCTGTTCAAGCTAAAACCACCTCACGCGGCTTTGCTGCCGATGAAGTTGGGTCATACCGTTACGAAGTGGCGGCTATTTCTCGAAGTGGTGAATCCGCTGGAACAATCGGTGGAGCAGATGCAACTGTCGCTCTAGATGACGAAGTAAAAATCGACATCACTCGTGGCGCAGTGAGTGGTAACGACCTAACCTCTGGATACCGGATTTACCGGACTCGTCTAGAGAATGGTGTCACTGGTGTTCGCTATCTCGTAAAAGAGATCGCTTCTGCCGGTGCAGCTACCACGTATCTGGATGGCAATGAGCTTCTCCCTGGAATGGGAACGGCTTATTTAGGCCAATTGGATGAATCAGTGTTGTCCTTGCGCGAACTGAGCCCATTGCTCAAATTCCCGCTGGCAACCGTTGCGAGCAGCATTCGATGGATGCAGCTCTACTACAATACGCCGATCGTATTCCGACCTCGTGGTTGGGTGATCTTGCGTAACGTAGGATTCATCAACGAGCCTTCTCTCGGATAAGAGTTGATTGGGGCGGGGTAATTCCCGCCCCACATTTCTCTGTTAGATTGATTGAGGAGAAGAGATGAAACTTAAAAACGAAGGCGCAGCTAATTCTAAAATCTCTGTCAGAGACGCTGGGATTTTGACTGTAAATGCTGAAGGCATTGTAGAAGTAGACGATCAAGGAGTGGCTGATCGATTGGTTTCGGCTGGATGGAAGCTCATCAAGGCATCAAATGCCAAGGTTGGGATTTTGGCTGTAAATGCTGAGCCCAAGGTCGAAGAGCCTAAGGTAGAACCAAAAGTTGAAGCGGCTCCTAAGACCGAGCCCAAGGTCGAAGCCGAAGAGCCCAAGACCAAGTCAAAAAAAAGCACGGGTTATAAGAGAGAACGACCCACCTTTAAGCGGAAGGGTGAATAATGGGCGAAGATCCTAGATCATTTTCAGAGCGGATGGTTATTGAACCTGGCCAGGTCGAATTTAATGAGCACTCCAAGCATAGCGGAGCCAAGAAAACCGTAGAGGTTTTTCCATCTCTCGCTCCTGATCCAGCGGATGCAACGAAGACGATCGATCCGGTCGAAATCGCTGGCGCGACCGGGGAGTTCATTTTGGCTCCGATGAAGGCTTATCGATTAATCTCGGATGGCTCTCTTAGATTTAAATTGAGCACGATAACTTTGGCAGCGGCGGCGACAGATACGTATTTACCAGCCGACACTTCAGTCATCGTTAAGTCTGGGCAATTTAATCGTCTTACCTATGTCCGAACTGGCGGGACATTTACTCAGATTGTGGAAGTAAGGTGACGTTATTTATTTCACGATCAATTACCTATTCGCCACGTATCTCCAAACGCAAGATGGTGGCGGTCACAAGATCGTAAAGGTCGAAAAAGTCCGTCCTGGCAAAGCCAAATTCTTCTTCAATATCACCCCAGAAGAAGCCGAGAAGGTTCAGTTAAAATTTCATACGAGCGTGGCATCGGAGTTTGAGCACGTGCGTAAACAAACGATCGATCTCTGTTATGTTTTTTTGTTTGCATTGGGGGCAGCATGATTGAGGTGGTTGTTATTAAGAACCAGCCCATCGAGGT